CCTCGCCAACACGCTGCTTTTCAGCCTTGAAGCCAAACGGGATCGAGCCTCCTATAGCAAAGCCACGCTCAGCCCACTCAATCTTGCCATCGCCCAAGCGATCCTTGATCATGCCGTGCTCGATCTCTGCAACCGCCGACAACACCATCAGCATGATCTTGTTGGTCATCTCCGCCATGTCGAACCGGGTACGTAGGCCCTTCTCTCCCTCGAACTTGGGATAAACGATCGGCACGTCAGCGAACTGCTCACAGAAATAAAGCGTCACATTTGTCGCTTCGAGGTTCGGAATGATCGATAGTAAATCCGAAGTCGATCGAGAAAATCGATCAAGGCGTGTGCAAACCAGCACATCACACTCGTCCATCGTATCAGTCAAAGCCCGAGATCCGGGGCGGTCAACAATGTTCGCCTTGCCGCTGATGCCCTCGTCAATAAACCACTCATCGACCGGGCGGTTGTACTTTTGTTTCACAAACTCAGTGATCTGCTTCTGCTGGGTCTCGATGCTGATGCCGTTCCGCACCTGCTCCTTGGTGGATACTCGGCAGTAACCGTAGATTCGATTCACTTGCGTCAATGGCCTGATTGCTTGGCTCACTTCACACCTCCCGTATAGCCATACTCCGTCATCTCGTCATGCAGCCGCTTCCAATCAATATCGAGCGGCTTGCGGTCTAGTGATCGATCGGCAAACATCACCGACCCATCCTTTACCAACTCGACGGCGCGATACATCTTTGGCACGCCATCATAAACAATCTCGATGTCATGCTTTAAGCAGCAACGCCGTACCCGGTTGTAGTACACCTTCTTCTCTTGTGCGCTCATGTCTCTCTCCTAGTTAAGCGGGAACACTTTAGCATGGGCCGTGTCGTTGTACAAGTCGATATCCCATAAAATTATTTTTTGCACACACTTGCACAATGACACGGCATTTGGTAAGATGTACTTGGTTTAGTAAATGGAGAGAGTGAATGAAGCCTTACCCAGAGGCAGTAAAAGTCGAGCAAGGACCAAGGTTCTTGAGCCTTCGAGTCTACGATACCTTGCGAGACGCAAAGGAAGCAGCAGCGATTGCTGAGGACAATATGCAAGACCTCGGCATGGAACCCATCAACTACCACTTCAGGGTGCCCGGTGAGATGTGGACTAACGACGATGGCACCATCACGGTTGTGGTTATTTAGGAGGAAAGCGAATGCGCAACGACATTGGAGAAGCATACCGCCGCGTTATGGCGAAGGCTTGGCTCCCAAGCAAGGCGGAAGACGCCAAGCTGAAAGAGCTAACCGCAGCGAGGGCTAAGTCCTACTGCAAGGCGACGCTGAAGATGTGGACCGAAGGCCGCAGGGTGTTCAACCCAGCGGACTATCAGTTCCTCGAAGCCAAGGGTAACCACTTCCATACATGGAACTGGAACATCGTGCTTAGCAACTGGTACGACCTTAACCACAACTGGTCGCACTGGTGCTTCATGAAGTACGGCCCGATGAAGATCGGCCTTCGAGGGAGAGAGCACCACTGCTCTCGCCACCTTGAGTGGGAACGCGCCGGGGCCTTGTGGATCTGCCGTCGCCAACTGGAAATCAAAGAAAAGCTAGAGGAGGCAAGCTAAGACAATGACCTATCCAGAAAAGTTCGACTGGGTGTTTAACCATGGGGCGGTTGCTTACCGCCTCAGAACCAAACCGCAAGAGGCGATGTACTACACGTCGCATAAGTTCAAGCCAACCGAAATCGTGATTGACAAATCGACGCTCGGGCCAAACGATGATCACCTCATGCTGCGCAAACTGATTTGCGACGCGATCAACCGAGAGGGTAAGGACGATGGCCAAGATAACAGTCGAGTTGGACGGCTCCGACGCTGAGCGAGTAATCGAAAACTATGAGGAGGTCATCGATCTCCTCAAACTCATTCTGGAGGAACTCAAAGAGCATGGAAAAATACTTCGAGACGATTAGCCAAGTGATGTTTCACATGAAACATAAATCAGAGGCCGAGCAAAAGAAAGCAGTTAAGGAAGCCCTGCGCCGGGGGCACGACGCAGGACCAGAGTCGAACTATCTGTTCAACGAATGGAGAAAGCAGCATGGATAATCCTGCTTATGACAGATACGAACTCCAAGAGTTTATAGATTGCGGAGCGACCGCCGGGTTCGTAACCACAAGGATCTGCGGCACAGAACAGTTCGAGCACCTAATCGAACGCCGCATTGGGCTGCTCGAAGACCGGGGGACTATGTACCGGCTTTATCGGCTGCACGGAAATTTGAAGGAGGTTATTCGTTAAAGATGTCAATGTTGCGAAGGTAGTCTTCTAATTTCCGGTCCTTCGCCAACTCGTCTGCCGCTTTTTGATTGAGCTTCTTATAAGCTGATCGGATCGCGGCAGGCTCGCCCGGAACCGCAAAAATATCTAGCCCAGCAAACAAAGCATCCAACAATCCTTGCTCATCGCCATAAGCGCCCTTCATCATGTAATCACCTAACGCCTCACCGGGCGCAAGCAATGCCAAATGAGGCGGCAGATTTTTAGGCAACCCTTTGATGGTTCTGCCAACTTGATATTGGTCTAAACCGGTTAGCTCAGAGAATGGCGTCTCTCTTGGTGGCCGAGCCATTTCCAATCTGCCCATGTCAAGGTTCGCAGCCTCAACAAAATCCTGAGCAGTCGGTCCATAAGAGCCGTAGTCCTGCAATGAGGCCACACCCTTGGGTTTCTCTTCAGCTTGAGCAGCTCCGCCAACGAACCCTAGTCCGCCGAGTCCGAGAGCTGTTCCCTTTCTTCCCTTAACAGTTGGAGCTTTATATTTTCGATAGAACGGCTGAGAGCTGCCTTCCCATTGTCGAAACCTTTCCTGCGCGGGTTTGAATCCGTAGAACTCTTGTCGGAGAGCATCAGGATCTCTAGCCTCCGTTCCATATTGTCTAAGGTAGTCCTGAGTATCTGAGAGCGACTTGACGTTAACGTCGAAATAGGCTGGCGTGCTTGACTTAACCTGATCGAATTCTGCCTCAAGTGATCTTCCGAGATCTTTAAATTTTCCATAGCGTTCCTCTACCGTGTCCCTGTATTCTTTTGTGGACATTGTAGCATACTTTGCAGAATCACCACTAAACTGAGGAATATCTAAAACACGTAAACCAATGACGCTGTTTGCATCCCTCGGGTCAACAATCATCGTATATGCGGGGATATCGTTGTTGATCAAGAAATCGCTGATGTCTTGAATCAGATCAGAGTCGGACGCTTTCGCGCCATCAAAAAATATCTCTGACCCAACCGTAAACATTTCAGGCTTAGCATCGCCCAAGCTGTCCTTAATCCTTCGAGCAACAAACCAAGAGTCCTGTGCGTCCTCAGCAGCCTGAACTGCCGCGAGGTCTAGGGTCTCCGAAGGAATAAAGTCTTGCCGCGTCACAATGTCAATATCGAGCGCAGTCTCCGGGCTTCCCAAGTAAGCACCGCTCGTGGGCAATCCCTTGTAAGTCACCACATCAGGGTCAGTGTTTGCTGGGCGCAAAATGTTAGTGGCGCTTTCAATCATCTGGCCAGCAGTTGGCACAAAGTTTCGACCTTGCGTCTCCATGCTCTGCTCTCGGCTTAAACCGAGGAACATAGACTCGACAGGATCAGCATCAAGCATTTGCTCGAACGAACCGCCCTCGCCTGCCTTAGAGGTCCACCCATTCCTCGTCCACAAGTCTTTTTCTGCAAACCACTGAAGCGCCTGCACATCACGCGGATCTAACGGGTAGAGAGGGTGGTTTGAGCCAATAAATTCATTAATTTTGTCGGTCGCATCTCGAATCACGTCTTGACCAAAACCAAACTCAAGATTACTGGTGAAATTTTCTGGATCGACAATCTGCCCGGTAACACCCTGCTCGGCAGAAGAAGGAATCGGCTTTCTGCCGCTATGCCTGCGCAAATTGCGAGCTGACCAAACATCAATCGTCGCCTCTCGGCTATCGCCTACAAGATTGCCTGCAAAGTTTTTAGCCTTGGGTGCGCTGCCGGGCCTTCTCACTCGAAACCGATCGGCTAAAGCGACCATCGCGTTGTAAGAATTGATGCCAAACTGCTTGCCATTCCTTTGCCGAATAATATTCCGCTGGTCTCTAAGCTCTTGGCCAATTCGTTTGGATTCGTCCATCAAACCAGAATAAGTAGGGTCAGCCTTAATATCCTTAACTTTACGGCCAGCTTCCCTCTGCGCCTTGAGATACGCTTCAGCTTGATCTTCGAGCGCGTATCGAGCATCGAGCGCGTCAGCAAAACCATTCATCAGCTCATCAAATTCTCCACGAGCAAACCCATCGAGGATGTCTTTACTGAATCTGAAATTGGTTGCAACCGGCGTGTTGGGACTTGTAGCACCCAAAACATCGCCCATCATTTCGGAAAAAGAGCCGTATTCGTTCCTCAACCGGCGCTCGACGTTTTTGTACCAACCAGCATTATTAATGACGTTGCGAGCCGCTAAATCGTTCGGGTCTTCTGCCGCCCTAGTGAAATAATCAATAATTTCGTCCGCAACACCATCAACCATTTTGTTGTATTGAGCAGATCCCGCCTCAACTGCCTTCCCGGTCCTCGGGTCGATGTTGTAGGCGTAAGGCATCGTTTCGAACTTCAACTGAATCTTGTTGTCCTTGTTGACGGATGCACCAGTGATTTTTGGCTGCGCCCAATCAGCGGACGGGTGCCTTTTCTTCCAGTCACGAGCAACGTTCATTGCTAACCCAGAATCGGCTGTACTCAACCCTGTCGGTTCGATATCCCGCTTGATCGCAGCCTTCTCGTCAGCATTAAGCGCAACACGCTTAGCCATATTGCGCACGCCACGATTGAATTGCGCAGGCGCATTCTGAGCAAGGTCAGCGCTAAGCCGAAGGCCTCTGAGTGCGGGATCAAGCATGGCCGCTTCAGATTCCTCTGACTGCATCATCATGTATGCAACCGGGACAGATACGCCGTACTTGCGAGCGATAGAAATTATTTTCGGATCAAAAATGACGTAATTGTTCGAGCGCTGGTCTTTTCGCTTGTGGCGGGTGAAGCCATCAGCATACTTAACACCCTTGATCCCAGCGTTCCTAAGAGCCTCAGCAGCCTCGTCAGCACCATCTTCCTCTAACCATCGAAGCAGGTCAGCGCCGGTAGGGTTTTCGCCCCGAATACCTGCGCGGTCCCCAGCGCCTTCCTCTGCAAATTCCCACCAGTCAGTCGCCTTCAATCGATCAAGAACCGCTTTAGGCTGCTCATCCAAAAGCTCGTCCCAATCGAGCAGATCGTCAGAACCAGCGTCAATGTTGACCTCGTACATGCGGCCACGCGCTTCACCGGCCGGGATAATCCTTTCGGTAGGAGTCGTAATGAAAGCGGAACCGTCAGAAAATTCGTACCGAGTATTGCCTCCCAAATCAGACGTGATTTCAACGGCGTCATCCTTGAACGTGGCAACCGCATCATCGAACGATGTCAGGTGGTCTGGTTTGAAAAACGAGAACCCATACTCACTGTTATAGCTGTCAGCAATGCTGTCTTTAGGCGCAGGCGTTCTTCCGTCTACTGTCTTTGTCAGGGAATCGCGGTAGCCCTTAGCAACATCTTCGTTTTCAGCAAAATACAAACCACGGCCAAAAGCCTGCCTGCCTTCGCCAGAGCCTATGGCTTCGGCCTTAAATTCATCGAACTCGTGAGGGGAACCGTGATATGCGCGGAGACCTGCCTTGCGAGCATTCTCTATGATTTGCATCAAGGGGTTGATGGGGTTTGCCACGCTACGCCTCAGCTAGATTCTGATAACTCTCCCAATTAGTCCGCATGATAGCCAGCCAATCATCAAAAGTCATTACCGTGGTGAGCGCATTATCACGCGGGAGAGCCGGGTTGATTGCGTACATTGGGACGCACACCCGAGGCTGCTTGTTGTTGAACTTGTATACGAGAACCGGGATGCGATCCTTGGCGGATTCACACACCTGCTTCCACCACTCAGGTCGCCACCACCAACCATCCTTGTACGCTTTGCACTCGATCGCGTGAAAAGGGATCTCGAT